TTGGATATTTTAGTCAGATACAACAATATACACAATTGTTAGATATGACATTAAATGGTCATCCACAACACGATTATTCATTTCATCAGCAACGGGTTTATATACACGGAGATTTTGAAGACGAAACATTAAAAGAAAATGAATATGTAGTAATAGAAGCTTTAGTAGCAATTGATACAAACACTCATACATCTGTATGGAATGATAAATTTTTAAAAGCTTATGCTACGCAATTAATTAAACAACAATGGGGAGCAAACCTGATAAAGTTTTCTGGCATGCAACTTCCAGGAGGCGTCACAATGAACGGTGATGCAATTTACGAGCAAGCAACTCAAGAAATTATGAGATTGCAAGAGGAAGTAAGACTAGAACACGAAGACCCAGTATCATTTTTCATAGGATAGTAGCATGGCACGAAACTTATATTTCAGCGCTGGTGCAAGGTCTGAACAAAACTTATATGAAGATTTAATCATAGAATCAATAAAGATTTATGGCCAAGATCTGTATTATCTTCCACGAGATTTAGTAAACGTGGATGATGTTTTTAGAGAAGACCCCACATCAAAATTTAATTCTAGTTACCAGATAGAAATGTATGTAGACAACGTTGATGGTTTCGACGGTGAAGGAGATTTATTTACAAAATTTGGCGTTGAGATTCGTGATCAAGTTACTTTAACGGTTGCTAGACGTAGATGGGAAGAATCAGTTTTAAAATACGATAATGAAATTAAAGGTATTCGTCCTCTTGAGGGCGATTTAATATTTACTCCTTTTGCAAAAAAGATGTTTCAAATCATGCATGTTGAGCATGAACAGCCTTTTTATCAGTTGAATAATTTACCAGTATTTAAATTACGTTGTGAACTATTCGAATACAATGATGAGGATATCGACGTTGGAAATGAGGACATACAACAGTTTGAAGCTGATGCTGCATTTAGATATGAATTAACATTGCAGCAAGGTATAACTGCCGCTACTAAAGTGGAGCTAGCATAATGACTCATAGATGGAAAAGATTTAGACGAGTCACAGTACTTGATCCTGGCACAAATTATGAAACAACTCCTACGGTTACAGTAGATAATCCGTCTGCACCTAGACTTCCAGCCGTTGGTACAGCATCAATTGATAGTAGTGCCGGTAAAGTAAGTGGAGTAGTCGTCGATAGTGGAGGTACGTATTATGATGCGGCTCCAGATGTAACTATTGCTGCTCCGAGTGGTGAGGGAACAACTGCAACTGGAACTGCAACAATTAGTGCTGGAGAAGTCACAGGAGTATCGATTACTGATTCAGGTTCTGGTTATACGAGTGCACCTGCCGTAACAATAGCTTCTTCAACTGGAGAGCCTTCTAATTTTAAAGCTCAGGTCAGCGTGACTATGGGAACAGGAGATGCGGCAGGAACAATAGCTTCAGTTAACGTGACTGATAGTGGGAACTTTTATGATTCTGACAATCCGCCATCTGTAACTATATCAGCTCCTGTAGCAGAAAAAAATTATACAGTTGGTGAAGAAGTTACACTTGATGCACAATCAGATGGTACTATAGTATCTGGCGAAGTTGCTGATTGGGATCCTACTACTAGCACACTAGGAGTCATGCATGTTTCAAATAATAAAGGAACATTCACCGAACCTGGAAGTGGCGGATTTATTACTGGTACAGATTCAAAAGCTAAAGCTAAAGTTACTAAAGTTGTTGTACCAGATACAGTAGAAAACCAAGCTGATGAGTTTGAAACAACAGCAACAGATTTCTTAGATTTTTCTGAATCAAATCCATTCGGAGATCCACCACAAATTCCAGTAGTTTCTACTACTCCAACAAGTATTATTGTTAAAGGTAATATTAGTGATCCATCATTTGCTTATCCTAGAACATATAAAATTACAGCCAACGGTACCTCATATACATTTGAGGCAGACGCTACTTCAGGAGGTAATTTTTATGAGGGTATTAGAGGTCTGGAGATAGATGGTTTAGAAATAGGTATTCATACAACAACTGGTATTAATCAGCCTAATGGGACCTTAGCTACAAACGCTGTTATGATTACATATACAGCACAAAATGCGAATGACACAACTTTGACACTTTCTGGTGATGGTTTTCTGCATATAGGAATAGAACAAAGAACTTATAACTTAGATACTACAACATCTGTTGTTGCTTCAGGTGATAGTGCGGCAACAAGATTTGGAGAGAGTGCATTTGTAAATCCAACTAGCGCAGAAGAATATGCACAAGAAGTTGCTAGATCAAGTACATCAATGGTATGGGATAGTGATGCAAGTAACTTTGGTATGAGTAATATTCAGTTTGTTAAAAATTATAATATACCAAGTCCAGATGCAGATGGAATAGGAGTACAACCAAGTGGTATTATATTCGGTGATAATGGCCGACGTATATACTATGGTAATGTAGGCACGTCAACTAATTCTGCTAAAATATATTCACGTCGTATGACAACTGCTTACGATGTATCTACAATTACTACTGAAACTGAAACAATAGCTAATTTAAATAATGATTTAGGAAAATCTCTAGTATCAACTAGTGACCCAACTGTATTTGATCGTGGCGAAAGAGTTACAGCATTTACATTTAATCCAGATGGTACAAAAATGTGGGCTGTTGAAAATGAAAATGATGCCATAGCTCAATACAATTTATCTACTGCATGGGATATTTCTACAGCAACTTTTGATAAAGGTGCGATAAGTCGTTCAGTAGGAGGTTATCAGGCAAATACTGGATTCACACAAAGAACAGGTTGGCCTGGTGGAAATAACTATACTATGGATTGGTACGATAGTGGTAGAAAACTTGCTTTAACTAAGCTAGGTTATAAAGGTCAAATAAACGTAGCATCTTTTTCAAGTGCATATGATATTGGCTCATATGCAAGTGATACTGATTACTATAACGGTATACCACTTACACCAGCAAATTCATACGGAAATGCACCTTTAATACCGAGATTCGAATATAAACTTGCATTTCAACAAGGTTCTCAATTTAACCATGATGGTACAAGAAGATATTTTCTTCATAAAACATTCTCAGACTCAGACTATGATAGCTCATCAAGTGGAGTTGGTAATGGACTAAATGGTTGGAGAACATCTCTTATTAGAACAGATTTATCGTCTCCATATGATTTAGCTTCGATGACTTTTCATAGTCAAATAGAATTAACTAATAGAGGAAATGCAGGCGCTCCAACAGAGATGACACATTCAGGTGCATTTGCTTTCCATCCAGATGGTACAAAAATAATCGTAGCCGTTGATAATATGCAAAATGCTCCAACTGAGTCTCCATGGACAGGAAGTGCACCAACTTTTATAGAATTTTCTGGTGTAGCTGATAGTGCTGGTATGGCAGTAATTACGAGACCAGATCTAAGTGTCAAACCGTTTGTTGCGGCTGATAGTGATGATGCATGGGCAGAACCTTATTTAACTAATAGTTCTCTAACGGCTTACAGAGATCTTATAGATGCAAGTAGTCCTCATTATTTCACATTAGCAAGTGGTGGACAAGCATTAAATGATAGTGCATTAACGCATTCAGGATCAAGTAGATTTAGAGTTTCAACTAATGATGGTATAATAACAGGTGGTACACACCCAACCACTCTATTCGGCGGCGATACATCAGTTAACTTTAATAATGAAATAGTTGGTGATGCATCGTGGACATCGAGTATGAGTAGCGTATACTGGGAGATGAATTTAGGTCATGCGGTTGCTATAACAGACAAGTTTATTCTAGCAGGTATTCCATCATTTTCATATGGAAGACAAGGTGGAATGGTGCTATGGAAAAACGAGCTAGGTAAAACTCCTACTCAAAATTTTATTGCACAAACAGCCATGAACCATAATATCTTTATGAACACAGGTACAACTGGCTTTGGTGATGACTGGACGCCAGCAAGAAGTGGAAGCGGAGAACACTTCGGCGTAGTTGTTGCTGCTAGTGGTAGTTGGATAGGTGGTTCAGCACCTTATTGGGATGCTGATTCAGATGAAGGATCTAGTAATTTTAAAAATTATGGTGCTGTTTGGGTAAAAGATTTAACAGGTGTAGATTCCGCCGGCGTATTCCCAGGATGGAATGATTCCGCCGGGAATGGTACTGGACGTGGATATGTATTACGTACTCCAGATCCATGGCAACAAGATGCATTTTTTGGTGAAACACTTATATTAGACTCTGATTTTAACAGAATATTAGTTGGTGAACCAGGTAAAAATTATTCTGTTAATTCTGTAAATTATACTAATTTAGGTAGAGTTCATGTATATGCATTAGGTACTGGTGCTTATGAAAGATCTATTGACCATCCATTCCCAGAACGTGGTGGAAGAGAGTTTGGTCGAAGAACAGCTATGAGCGGTGATTATATTGCAGTTGGAGATCAGGATTATACAGATAGTGGTAGTTCAACAAGTAATGATGGAGCCGTACATATCTTTAAAGCAACTGATGGTAGCTATTTAAGAACTATTAAACCAGATACTCCAAGTGTAAACAATACAAAATTTGGTATTGATTTAGCAATGGAAGGTAATAAAATTAGCGTTCTAACAGATGACGGTGATTTTTATATGTTTAATGTAGATGGAACTAAAAAGGCTGGTCCATTCGGAGATCCACGTGGTACAGTATCGACTGATGAGGGTAATAGAACACCTAAATTTATGGGTGTAAAAATGTCTGGTAACATAGCAGCTATTATCACAAATGATGGTTCTACTAATGAAGTTTATCCTAATATGGGAGATGACTCTGATGGTAATAAAGTTAAGAGAATTTGGTATCACGACACTAACAATTTAAATGAAGGTATTACAACCGCAGTATCACATAGAGTAAGAGCTTCTACGAATACTCATATTAACTGGGGTAATACAAATAGAGGTGGACCAGGAGGTTTATTTAGTACTAGCTCACCTACAAACGATTTTTATCAGTATGGCTTTGATATACATGGTTATCAAACTATTGTTGGTGCGCCATATCAAAGTGACGCTAATGCTACAACAACTGATAAAAAAGGTGTTGGTAGGCTTTATCTTTACGGAGACAGCACAGGAAGTGATTACGTATTAGGAAGTGAAGCTTGGCAAACATCTGATAATAGATCACCACTAACATCTACCGCTTATACAGTTTCTGTTGGTACAGGACCGTTATTTGGACAAGCTGGAACTGAAGGTAACGTATTTTATTTAGAGGAGTCAGCATAATGGCAGTATATAGACCAAAATTAAATATGACGGCTGGCCAAACCTATACATTTGATGTTAGTCATACAAGTAATGCTACTCATCCTTTTAGGTTTACATCTGATAGTGGATCTACAGAATATACAACAGGAGTTATTGTAAACGGTACACACGGACAAGCTGGTGCTACTGTTTCATTTACGCCTAATGCTGATGGGCCATCGGTATTGCATTATTATTGTACAGCTCATGGATTAGGAATGGGCAATAAAATAGAAGTTAGTGGACTTAATGTATTCCAAAAACAATATACTATGGCTAATCCAAATGCATATGGTACTCCTGCTAACGATACATTTGGCCTACCAGTATCGGTCAGTAATACACATTTTATTGTTGGTGCTTATCAAGAAGATGATAATTCAGGAGCTCCTGGCGAACCATATCCAGGTTCTGGTTCTGGTAAAGCATACATTTATAATAATTCTAATGGTAATTTGCTTTATACATTAAATAACCCAAATCAGTATAGTACAAGTTCATTTGATCATTTTGGAAGTTCAGTTGGACTTAGTAGCCTATATGCAGTTGTTGGTGCATATAGAGATCAAAACACATCTCAGTATAAACCTGGTTCAGCATATATCTTTAACTTATCTGATGGAACTAAAAAACATACACTAGTTAATCCATCAGCAAATAGTAATACTTATCTAAATGTTGAACAAAAATTCGGTCATGCAGTAGATATAAACAATACATATGCTCTTGTTAGTGCGATTGGCCAAGCCGGTGGAAAAGCATATGTATTCAACACGTCAAATGGATCAGTGGCTTATACATTAGACAATCCAAATGCATATGGTACAGCTACAGGCGATGAGTTTGGTAAATCTGTTTCTATGAGCGATACATACGCTATTATAGGTGCACCGAGTGAAGGTGATGCTGGTGGTAATCAATCAGGAAAAGCATATGTTTATACTATATCACCTAGCTTTTCACAGACATATACTTTAAACAATCCTAATCCTGATAATTCTGCTGCAAGTGATATGTTTGGAATAGCCGTAGGAGTTAGCAATACACACGCTATTGTATCTTCAACATACGAAGACGATTCTGATGGCACTAATGATGATGGTAAGGCATATATCTATGATTTATCTGATGGATCATTATTACACACTTTAAATAATCCTGGAACAGGTACTCAGTTTGGTTATGAGGTAGACATAGATAGTAATTACGCCGTAGTAAGTTCTATTTACGAAAACAATAGTGGTGCAGCCTATGTCTTTAAAGTATCAGATGGATCGTTAGTTCAAACTTTATCAAATCCAAGTGGTCAAAGTAGTTCATATTTTGGTTACGGAGCATCTATAGGTGGTGGAAAAATTGGTGTTGGAGCTCCTTATTATGATGATTCTGCTGGTAATACATCAGCAGGTATAGCATATCTTTATTCATCATCGTGATCTATAAATAGTATAAACAATAGGATAACAAATGTTTGGTACATATTTTTACCATCAAAAAATAAGAAAATCAGTAGCCGCGTTTGGTTCACTGTTTACAAAGTTGCATGTAATTCGTAAAGATGCGGCTGGTAATGTAATTAGTACCATTAAAGTTCCGCTTGCTTATGCTCCACGATCAAAATATATTGAGCGTATACAAGGTATATCTGATATACAAAGAGATGAATCAATTGCTCTTAAACTTCCTCGTATGTCTTTTGAAATGACATCATTGATATATGATGAATTTAGACAGTTACCTAAACGTAATTTACAAGTTATAGGAACAACTGATAATAGTAATGAGAAAAGAACCAAGATGACACCTCAGGTTCCGTATAATGTTACATTCTCATTAAGTATTTACGCTGCTGCTCAAGACGATGCGTTACAAATTGTAGAACAAATTTTACCGTTCTTTACGCCACAATATTCTTTAACCATGAAACCATTTGCAACTGATTATCCAATAGTTGTTGAGGACATGCCTATTACTCTGCAATCAGTAGCTTATCTTGCTGATTATGAAGGAGATTTAGGTTCGCGTAATATAATACAATACGTATTAGATTTTGAAATGAAAGTTTCTTTCACTGGCCCATTAGCAGACGGAGACATAATTAAGAAGTCAATTGTTGAGTATGAATTAGAACAAAATAAGAAAGATTTTAAAATCGAATATACACCTGATCCTCTTACTATTATAGCGGATTCAGATTATAATGTAAATATAACATATTTCGATAGTGCATAGGTGTAATATGGATAGTGATAAGATTGCAAATGACTATGAATATTCTCGACAAACTTATTATGAGTTAATCGAGAAAGGCAAAGATGCCCTTGACTTGGCTATTGAGATTGCTCAACAGTCCGAGCATCCACGTGCTATCGAAGTCTTATCTGGTATGATTAAGAATGTCGGTGATGTAAATGACAAGTTAATGGATCTAAACAAAAAGAATAAAGACATTAATAAAAATGATATTCCTATGAAGGCTGAAGGCACAACTAATAATAATTTGTTTATTGGTTCTACAACTGATTTACAAAGAATGTTACAAGATGTAGAAAAGACTGCAAAGCCAGCTAATAACGTGATAGATTTGACGCCCAGATTAAAAGATGAATGATGGATACTTAGGGAATCCAAATGTAAAACGTGACGGTATTGTCACTTCATGGTCCCAGCAAGAAATAATAGAATACCAAACGTGTATGAAAGATCCCATACACTTTGCACGAAAGTATTGTAAAGTTATTTCGTTAGACCAAGGTCTTGTGGACTTTGATCTATATCCTTATCAAGAAAAAATGTTCAATCATTTTACTAATCATAGATTTAATATTGTTCTTGCGTGTCGTCAGTCTGGTAAATCTATATCATCTGTTGCATATATTCTATGGTTTGCATTATTTCATTCAGAGAAAACTGTTGCGATACTAGCTAACAAAGGTGCGACTGCCCGTGAGATGTTGGCACGCATCACGTTAATGCTCGAGAACCTACCGTTCTTTTTACAACCAGGAACTAAGGCATTAAACAAAGGTTCTTTAGAATTTTCAAATAATAGTAAGATTATTGCTGCGGCCACGAGTGGTAACTCTATTCGTGGTTTGTCTATTAACTTATTGTTCTTAGACGAGTTTGCATTTGTGGAACATGATGCTCAATTCTTTACATCAACTTATCCCGTTATTTCATCTGGTAAAGATACAAAAGTTATTATTACTTCTACAGCAAATGGTATTGGTAATGTCTTCCATAAAATATGGGAAGGCGCAATGCAAAAGACTAATAACTTTAATCCATTTCGTGTTGACTGGTGGGATGTTCCTGGTCGAGATGATAAATGGAAACAAGAGACAATAGCTAATACATCTCAATTACAATTTGATCAAGAGTTTGGGAATACATTTTTCGGAACAGGTGATACATTAATTAATGCTGAGACCTTAATGGGATTGAGGGCTAAACCACCAATTCAAGTGAAAGGTGATGCACTAATTTATGAAGAAGCGCAGAAAAAACATGAATATGTTATTTTAGTTGATGTTGCGAAGGGAAGAGGTCAGGATTATAGTACTTTTAATGTGATCGATATTAGCACGAGGCCTTTTAAACAGGTTGCTGTTTATCGCAATAACCTTATCTCTCCGATACTCTTCCCAGATTTTATTTATAAATTTGCGAAAGCCTACAACAATGCTTATGTTGTTGTAGAATCAAATGATGCTGGACAAGTTGTATGTAATGGATTATATTATGAAATGGAATATGAGAACTTACATACTGAATCAGCGGTAAAGGCTAACGGTCTTGGCATAGAAATGACAAGAAAAGTAAAAAGAATAGGATGTTCATCATTCAAAGATCTATTAGAGAATAATAAACTAGAAATAAATGATGAACAAACTATATTAGAAATATCTACATTTGAAGCGAAAGGCCAATCGTATGAGGCCTCTTCAGGCAATCATGACGATCTTGTCATGAATTTTGTATTATTTGGTTATTTTGCAGGTACTAACTACTTTAGTGAAATGACTGATATTAATTTAAAAGAAATGTTATTCGAACAAAGAATGAAAGAAATAGAAGCTGATGTTTTACCATTTGGTTTCGTAGACGACGGGTTGCCACAAGTGCCACAATTTATAGATGAAGAGAAGGCTGCATGGCAAATAGAACAACCAATTGTGGATTATTAGAAAGTTATAAATAATGACATATTGAAAACCCGCCGTATTATGAACATCTTATCATTAGTAAAGGAAAAAACACATGGCACTTGGAGTACCTTCATCAAGTCCTGCCGTAATAATCAAAGAAGTAGATGCTTCAGCCAGTATTCAAACGGCCGCAACTACAATAGGAGGATCGGTAGGCAACTTTCGTTGGGGACCAGTGGGAACACCAGTTACAATTTCAACAGAAACTGAACTGGCTAATACATTTGGTAATCCCGATGACGCCCATTCGATTGACTTCCATTCTGTCGCATATTATTTGAGATATGCAGATAATCTGAAAGTCGTTCGAGCTACCAATGCAACAGCTAAAAATGCTCACGATGCTGACCAAACAGGTACAGATCCAGCAATTAACACAGCTGCTGATTGGGACACACAAATTTCAGCAAGAGATTCAGACAAGCACACGTTCATTGCAAAATGGCCAGGTGCAATGGGTAATTCTCTTAAAGTAGAAGTATGTCCAGCTTCATCTGGAGACTCAGCCTTCAATGGTTGGACACATAAAGGAAACTTTGACGCTGCACCAGGAACATCAACATACGCTTCTGCCCGAAGCGGTCAATTTGACGAAGCTCACGTAGCGGTCATTGATGAAGATGGTTTATTTGCAGACATAGGAACAGTACTAGAAGTTTTCCCATTCGTATCTTTGGCATCTGATGCTAAAGCAATCGATGGGTCATCTAGCTATATCAAAGAAGTAGTTAACAACGGTTCAGAATATGTATGGATGGCCGGTTTTGGTGTAACTGGTTCAAAATTTGATTCAGCTGCTGGTGGTACTGCCGCTTCTACTAACTTTTCAAATACAACTCGTACATCAGTATCATTAGCTGATGGTGTAAATGCCGCGGCAATGTCTGCCGGTGATTACCAAACAGCATTCGATGAACTAGAAGATGCTGATACAGTTGACGTTGATATCCTGTTTACACCTAGTATGTCTACAGGAGAACTAACTAGAACAGTAGTTAATGACGTAGTTGCAACTGCGGAAGCTAGAAAAGATTGCGTTGTAGCCGCTTCGCCTCCTCGTTCAGCTGTTGTAGGTGTTAACTCAGCCGCAACAATGAATACGAATGTAATCACTGAGGCAAATCAGTATACAATGTCTAACTATCTAGTAGTTGATAACAACTTCTTAAAAGTTTATGATAAATATAACGATAAGTTTATTCAAATTCCTGCCGCTTCTTCAACAGCTGGTATCATGGCCGCAACGGATAATAACGCTGCTCCATGGGTATCACCTGCTGGTTCAAGGCGTGGTAATTATTTGGGTATTACTTCGGTGGCATACTCACCGACTAAAGCTCAACGAGATGCACTATATAAAGCTGGTATAAATCCAGTTGCAAATATTCCTGGTCAAGGAGTATTATTATTTGGTGATAAGACTCACGTAACTAAACCATCGGCATTTAGCCGAATTAATGTGCGTAGGCTCTTTACTACTCTCGAAAAAGCAATTGGAGATTTTGCTAAGCAATCTCTCTTTGAACTCAACGATGAGTTTACACGAGCGGAATTTGTGAACAACGTAGAACCTCTACTTCGTGAAGTAAAAGGTCGACGAGGTATCACAGACTTTAAAGTTGTTTGCGACGAAACAAACAATACGCCGTCAGTAGTAGACAGAAATGAATTTGTGGCGACGATCTTCATCAAGCCAGCACGCTCAATCAACTTCATCACGCTTAATTTCGTGGCGACTAGATCCGGTGCTGAGTTTGAAGAAGTAGTTGGCATATAGTAGCGCTAAGGAGATAAAACATGGCTATTCTAGGAGTAGACGATTTTAAAGCCAAGCTGCGTGGTGGCGGCGCTCGAAGTAATCTGTTCAAAGTTACACTTAACTTTCCAGGCTATGCGGGCGGAGACCTAGAAATTACGTCCTTTATGTGTAAAGGTGCGCAACTTCCAGGTTCAGTGATTACACCTGTACCGATCATGTTCCGTGGTCGTACATTACAAATTGCTGGCGAACGCGAATTTCAGCCTTGGACTGTAACAATCATCAACGATACGGACTTTATTGTACGTGACGCGATGGAACGTTGGATGAACGGCATTAATGGTCATACGACTAATGCTGGTCTCGTAAATCCAATTGACTATCAAGCTGATTTAGTTGTAGAACAACTTGATCGTGACGAATCAGTTATCAAGAAATATACCTTTAGAGGTGCATTTCCAACTAATATAGATCCAATCGATCTTAATTACGATAACACAGGAGCGATTGAAGAGTTTGCGGTGGAGTTCCAGATCCAATACTGGGAATCTAATACCACTTCGTAAGCTAATATAAATAATATGTAAAGGGCCGAAAGGCCCTTTGCTAAACTATTTTTTGTGGAAGAGAACATGGCAGAGAATAACGGATTTACATTATTTGGATTTGAAATACGTAGAAAGCAAGACAAGCCTTCTAAAAAGAATCAG